CCGGGAAACCGGGTCTCAACGGGATTTATCCCGTGATCTTCGTGAGCTTAATCGGATGAATTTACCCCTTCATCGATCATTCGTTGACGGGCGTCTAGTATAACTGTCGCCATGTAATTACTCTTCAGTGCTTTTGCACAGTAGAAGTATTCTCGGCAAGGCATCTTAGGCACATATTCAATTTCGGTAAGATCCTCGTCTGATGGATTTACATGTTTATATTTAGTAAAGTCCGCATTAGGTTATTTCCTAATTCGGTCTGAACTACATATAAAGGATGTACTGCCCACCAGTCAGGATTTGGCCCTGCAAGATCCCTGAGAGCCGTGGGACTATACGGCACTCCGAGGCGTTTGAGTAAAGGGACCGTATCTGGTTGATCCAGTACGTCCTGATACACGAGCCCCAAAGCATCCTTCAACTTTTCCTTGCGGATTTCGTTGACTAGTTCAGCGATCTCTCCGTGGTCTATATAATGTCCTGACTGGGATGTAACCTCTTTTGATAGAGGGCATCCAATCAGGTATAGACAATGGGAGATGATGAAGCTAGCTTTGTTCTGTAATACCTTATTTCTAGGGTACGCAGAAAATAAAGAGAAATAGTCTGCACTATGATTTATCAGGTTTCTAGACCCCATCAATGTTATCAACTGAGGGATTTGTCCCAAAGATTGGTTTTCAAAGATGTGGTAAGAAATACCTGACAGTTCACGGCTGTTAAGCCCAATTCGTTTTGCGAATTCGACTTGACTTTCCGTAGCTGTTCCACGTAGAGATTTTGTACTATTGATAGGAATTCCTATCGATGGTATAAAAGTCTCATATCTGAGGCCAACTTTGTTATTCCAAATCACTACATCATCACCGAGAACTTGGTATTCCCGGAAGGAAGTAATTCCTTCCTGGAATGCAAGAAATTCAATGATGATATGGTGCCAGAGTGCGAAGGCGGGCCAAGAAGAAAGTAAGCCTAAAGGCTGACCAACTTCCCAACGCACGTCTCCGTACTTTGAATGGAAGGTGCGATCCGTAAGGATTCGCTGCCAAAGTTGAGATAGTTTAGGACCAAAGATCTCTGACATAATCAGGGTTTGGAGTTTAACCGGAATTCTATCGGATGCACCAGAGAGATCGAAACAGTAAGTTTCTTTCCCTTTGGACTCCTCTAGAATCCGTTTAAAACCCTTATCCTGATCATATGTTGCATCAGTAATAAGCCTTCTCAAAATACCCATAAGGGATTTATGAAGAGGTTTAACTGATAACTGAGACCAGTAATCACAGATAGCAAAGATTCTGGTTTTACCTCCTCCCTCCTTGGAAAATCCAAGGCGAGAGTGGTAACGTCCAGCCTCTTTACTAAAAGTGTTAGCTTCAAGCATGTGATTATAATGTTCATTTTCCGTAAGGATGTTGAATTCTATAATTGCTTCTTTAAGCTTAGGATCTTGAGCTAGAGCTTGTTCATCGAGAGGACTAG